AATTAAAATCAAGTACTTTAAGGTTTTTACAAAGACCGATCTCTTTTGGTAATGATGTTAATACATTATCGTCAAAACTAAGTTTTTCGAGTTTTTTAAGGTTACCGATCTCTTTTGGTAACGATACCATCATATTACCGTTCAAATTAATTTTATTAAGGTTTTTACAAAGACCGATCTCTTTTGGTAAAGTACGTAGCTTATTATTCTCTAATTTAAGTTCTTCGAGATTTTTAAGGTTACCGATTTGTGGTGGTAACGATTCTAAATTACCCAACGGCAAATTAAGTTCCTTAAGGTTTTTAAGGTTACCGATCTCTTTTGGTAGCCAGGTAAATTTATGCTTTTGTATATATATTGATTCGAGTCGTGTAAATGAACCAATTTCTCTTGGTAAATTAGTATAGTAGGTACGCAAAATCCCTGAACTCCTATAACCAGATTTAACAATCCACTTAGCATTTTTATTAACATTGGTAAGGTTAAAAGGAACAGTATCATTAAGTCTTCTCCTGACTCGGCGATTGGTAGAATTGGAGTTATTGTTATTACTACTCATATATATTCCTCTAATATTTTATCTCACTTTATGATAAGATGATAGTCGCTTTATTCCTCCTTATCATAAATATACTCATATTCATCAATACGAAAGAACCTAAGGAATTAATCGAGGTTCGCGAAAAATATCAAATTCTCAGGGAACACCTTAAGAAAACCGATAACGAAAAGTTTACTGTTTTACACGACGAAATACCAATAACAGCACACATACGTTTACGGGGTGCCGTAGGATACAATTCAAACAAGGGTAACGAAATAGGGTTATGTATAGACGGAGACACGAACGAAATTTTCCATGTTTTAATACACGAACTCGCACACTGTACAGTGGATGAATATACACACAGTAAAGAATATTGGAATAATTTTAAAGAACTCAGGGATATTTGCGTTAAGTTAGGAATATATCAGGAGATACCAAAAAGAACTGAATTTTGTGGTAAACACGTCCAAGATAAATAATCTATGCTTAAATTAATATAAAATGTCAGAAGCATCCACAAAAGATTTTGTATATTTGGTTATACTTTGGAATGGTGTCCTTTCCTTATCAGCACTCCCACTTTACGTCGAAAACCCATGGGCTATAATTTTCCTATTAACGTTCTTAATACCTAATATTCTTGGATACATACCAAGAGGTGGTGAATTATGGGGACGCATGGCTTTGGACGTTCCATTCATGCTTTTATCGACGGGTGTTGCGTGGGGTTTCTCTGCGGCTCTTTCCGCCGTTTCTGGAGAAGTTAAAAAATCGTTCAAAAATTATGGTAAAACTACACGAAGTACAGGAACTGTTATTGGAGTTCGTGGAGCAGGTTTATTACTAGGATTTATGATATCTTACATTGTTTTAGGAAATAGCAGAATGTATTCGCATTTTAACAATGCTGTTAACAACGTTTAAGCATATTTTCTAACAATATAAAATGCAACTGCGGCAACTGCACCAGTTGCTGCTAAACCAACCATACTTCTATTCCCGTGATCGTTAAGATACTGAGGCACAAAGTTTGCAAGTTTTTCTTGAACTGGCTTACTAATTGCTATCGCAGTACACACAGCGACGACGAGAGCTTGAAATTGGTCATCGGTTAAATTAAATGGGTTATCGTTTTTAGTCGCCTTTTCTTCTGTCTTTTGTCCGACAGGCTGTTGCGCAATCATCATGGGCGATTGCATTTGAGATTGAGTCATTCGTGGGTCTTGTGCCATCATTGGTGGTTCAAGAGGAGCTTCGGGTTGACCCATAATATCAGAAATAGGTGTAGAGTCCATGTTACTTTGTTTAAAATCAATATTTTTTTCGGGTGAAAAACTCGGCATTTCTTGTTGTATCGAAGGTGGAGGTTGTTGCGCATTTGGTATGAAATTTGTGGATTGATTATTGTTTAAATTAACCATACCTTCTCCGGTATCGGATAAATTCATGGTAGAAATGTCTGTCGCCATATATCTAATACAAATGTTTTTCGTTTTTAACGTTTACGCATCCTGGTATTATTTTTTTAAAGTATAGTTTGGATATAAACACCCTAACGCCTTGACAATTCTAGGTAAATCATTAAATTCTTCGTAACTAGACATATCGTGATCTATATCAATAGTATGTTTATCGTGGCATACATCTATTAATATACTGTACCCGTTTTCATTACCGTGAGTCCTGGTCATTTCTTCATCGTCAGACCGTGGGTATACGTCAATTCTATTATCTTTTGGTTTATGATATAAGGGTATAGAACTGGGAGGTGGTAATGGAAATATGTTTAATGCCGAACTTATACGTTTAGAAAATAGTCTTATCATTTCTTCTTAATGACTTTTAATGCCGTTGTTTTTTTAACTGCGTTTCTATCACCAGCTTTCATATTACCATGCCTTGGATTAAACATTTTTTTGTGTGTTTGCCAATATTGAGGGGCACCTACTTTAAAGTTTTTACGTAAAGTTGCCTTGTACCAAAAAACACAGTCTTCTATTTTATTACTCTTTGAAGTATTATCTAAAACTAAACACTCGTAATTTTCCGTACACGAATCCATGACTTTATTGAACATTTCGAACGTTGGAAAAATACCAAAGAACGATTTATACAACTTCTCTCTATTCTGTATAATGTTTTCGCGGAGAATAAATACGTAATCGACGTTTGCCCTGAGTGCTGGTGGAAGATCCATACAATATTGCATGGTTAACATGAAAAATATCTTCCAGTGTCTTCCGTTCATAAAACATTGTCTGATACACGTATCTTTCATAAATTTAGAATCGTACATACAATCGTCTAAAAGAAGAAACGCTCCACAATTTGTTTTTCCCGCGCCTACGAGTTTCCTTTGTCTTTCCATAACACGTTCTATAGCTTCCCTATCGTAATCACCGTATATGAAAAGATCAGGTACATATTTCTGGTAGTAATGGTTTCCTTCTTCTGTTGCTGATAAAACTATTCCTGCTGGTAAATGTTTTTTATGATATAGAATATCAGTAACCAACGTTGATTTACCTGTATTACGTTTTCCGATAAAAACACATACTTTATCATCGGCCATACTTTCAGGCTTGAATTTTCGAAGTTGAAGATTCATTTAATGTACTGCTTCGTTTTATTTTATAAAATTTTACTCACATAGAGTAAGAATGGCTGGTCGATTAAACCTCGCTGTCACAGGAATCCAGGACCAGTGGCTTACTGGTAAACCAGAGTTTTCATATTTCCTGATGAATTTTAAAAGACATACTAAATTTTCAATAGAAGCAATAGAAACACCATTTGACGGTGATGTTGATTTTGATACAACGTTAGAGTGTCGTATACCTAATAATAAAGGCGATCTCATTCGAAGTATGATGTTTAAGTTTACTCTACCACAACCTACTGGTACACCTGGATCAGGTAAAGATATAAGGTATGTTAAATCCATAGGTGCTAAAATAATACAACACGCAGATTTACTTATAGGTGGTCAAACTATAGAGAGAATAACAGGTGATTATATATACATGTATGATCAATTACGCAATAATAAAGACGATATCGATCAAACGCTTTATTTTTTGGGTGGGCATGGTAATTATATAGCTGTATCATCGGATTGGGATTATAATGTTTTATTACCGTTTTACTTTTTTAGACACCCAAGTTTGGCAATACCTGTATTTGCTCTCACTAAACAACAAGTCGAAGTTCGTATTAAATTCAAAAAATTAAAGGATATAACAGTTTCGTATACTACCGCAACTGGTGCAATTGAAGATCCACCATCTGACGTGGCTTCGTCTATTAAAAAAACATCACTCATAACGGATTTCTTTTTTATAACGGATTACGAAAGAGATTTTATAATGACACGACCTATAGAATATATAATAACACAGGTTCAAATGTCAAAGTTTAAGATGAAAGCTGGTGAATCTAAAAAATCTATCATGCTCAAATTCAAAGGTCCTGTAAAAGAGATGATGTTTATGGCGGTTAGTGACGATGTA